GCAGTTTTTTGATGCACATCGAAGCAGGTCCAGGGTAAGAAATGTCTATGGCATGGAGGACCTGCATCTTACCATACCACCGAGCTAGCAGTTTTGATCTGGCGAGATGGGGGTAGGTCCGGTACCTAGTCAGGCAAAAAGGTGATAAGCTTAGGGTGGAAACCTTTGCACTGGCGGGACATGTTCCTCTATGGTGTCAACACTAGTGCGCCAGCATATACTAGTGTTTTTGACTATTACCGAGAGTTAATAGTGTCCTCATGAAACCTTTTTCATTCCCGAAGACCGTCTGAGGTAGCAACTAAGGTTCAGAACAGTAAGTTTTCGGTGATTATGGAAGAAGATGTGTGGGAAATTGGAAAAAGCACTGAGAGTGTTGGAGAGAGCGAAGGTGATATCCAATGGGCGGACTCTGGTGGAATTGTCGAGGAGGGTGTGGCTTGTGCCCCTACAAGTGCGCCTGACCGACGAGCAATTGGACGACCATATGCGGTATGTACTAGAGAATGTGGTTCGGGTCAAAGTTGGTGAAGAATCTAGGGAGAAAGCAGAGAGAGTGGTAAAAGGTACTTGTGATGATAGAGACGTCTTTCCACTCAAGCAACACCCTGGCGCAAGGACGAAGGTCAACATGTTCTTATGTGATGTGGTGAAGGATGCGGTTGGACTAATAAGTGAATCAATCGTGGAGGAGATACTCGCAATCCTCGCCGAGCGGAAGCTGTACAATGACCAGGCCACAGGACTTTTAGCATGGTTAGTAGCTTGTGAGAGAATGGGCTTCAACAGTGTAGGTTTGGCATATTTGAGCTGGGCGGACCTGAAGAACCTGAGTGAGACTGTTAAAGGGCTTGGTGTAGCTGGGTCGAGGCGTTTACATTTGCTAGCGGAAGCACACACGTTGGAAGGACGTGGAGTCAGGCCTGTGGATTGGGATGATGAGATACACAAGAGGACTCGCTCTCATGATAGGCCAGGCATGATAGCACGTTTCGACAATGAGACGCTGAGGCATGCCGTGAAACAGGTTGTAAGTGAAGAGAGGCTAAAGACGTTTAAAGTAGAAAATTGGGAAGACGCATGGAAAAGACGCTTTGCAACCACGAAGGGAGGTTCACACAATAGTATGGGCAACAGGCAAGGAAAGAAGTTGCCGAATATGCAGTTGAGCAAGAGGAATTACGCAGAAGCAGTGGATTTCGCAGAGGTCGGCGCTTTGGAGCCGAGAGGTTACGTGTCTGCGTCAGAAAAATTGGAACATGGGAAGTCTAGGGCCATATACTCACTTGACTCAGAGAACTACTTCCGATTTGATGCGCCGGCGAGGGCCTTAGAGCGGAACTGGAGAAACAGGAGGGCGGTGTTGAAGCCGGCAGCCGGCTGGGAAGGCACGGCTGTGGAAAAAAGGGCACAGAGTCTGAAGAGGTACAAAATGATGTTCGACTATGCCGACTTCAACTCGGCACATTCTCTGGAAGCACAGAAGATCGTCGTTGAAGAGGCATTTAGCGGCATGGACAAGGAGTGGTTGGACTGGATGGTAAAGAGTTTCGACAACATGTGGGTGCGCGACCCAAGAGACGGGAGAATGAGAAAGATGGTAGGGACATTGTGCTCAGGGCATAGATTGACAACGATAGTGAACACTATACTGAACGCGGCGTATTTGAGAATTGTGATAGGAGAG